GAGTTTTTTTTACCGACCGAAGGTGTTGCCATCCTTCGAAAAGTAGCGCTGGGCGAACCGGTTGTTCTGGTCCTCCACAAAGGTGCTGGCCGGATCCCACGTCATCCAGCGGATCGGGAGCGTCACGTACGTGTTGGGGAAGTCGTAGGCCTGCTCGGACCAGCCATTGCGCCAGGCGGTCGTGGACTGCTCGCGGAGACCGCTCTCGACCTCCTTCATGTCTGCGAGCACCACCTGAGCCGGGCCGGACCAGACACCCTTCTCGAGAGTCAGGGGGGTCGTGTCGAGAATCATTCTCTTTACATTGTGTCTAGATTTTTTAACGGCCGTTGCCAGCCTCCATCTGGACACGCTCGGGGAAGGCCGAGTAGAACCGGTCGGGGTTGCATGCAGCTCCTCCCTGGTCGTGGCACTTGGGTGCGAACGGCTTGCCATATGCGGCCTGTGCGAAACCCGTCTGGTCGTTCGGGATGGTGCTGCCCGCGACGGTGTAGAAATTGCGCTCGGCGTCGCGCTGACGCTCGAACGGGTGGATGGCGCTCATCTGCTGCTGGACCTGGGTGCGCACGCTGGGGTACCACGCGGCCGAAGGGCGGTCTGGGTTGTCCACGTACTCGTTCAAAAGCACGTTCGCCATGGGGTTGTCGAAGGTCGGGAGGGTCACGTCGGGACGGAAGATTGATGAAGCCCGGGCGTCGCCGTTTGCCGCACGCATCTTTCCGTCTGAAATCATGTTCGAACTCCAGAGATAATATAGGATAGCCAAAACGAGGGCACCAAGAGCAAAGACGCGCGGATCCTTGTTCAACAGGAACACGATGCACATCGCGTACAGGACGAACCGGGTCGTTGCCGAAACGCGCTCGCGTGCCGACTGGGCCGCCGTCGGCCAAAATTCCAGGAGCTCATTCGACTTGAAGACGTCACGAGGGTCCATCTATTACTAAAGGAGTTTAAAAAAATTGGCGCCATCTACTTCTTCCGGCGGCTTCCCGGACGGGGCTGAGCCTTATTCCCCTTTGGGGCTTGAGGGGGGGAACCTACCCCCGCGCCACCGAGCAGACCCGCGAGACCTCCGCTCCCGTTCATGAGCTGGGCCATCATACTGTTCATACCGGCCATGAGGCTCGCCTCATCGAGCTGACCGTTCTGGTTGGTTTTCATATTCTTCGCGCATTTTTCGGCGACCGACTCGATCATGCTGAGGGTCTCGGGTGGGAACATGCTCATCGTCGTACCGATCATGTAGAGAGACTGGAGGTACTGCCAGATGGCCTGCTTGGTCGTCTCCGAGCAGTCCGCACGTGTCCAAATCTCACAGAGACCCCACGACTTGGCGAACTCGTTCTGCTCACAGAAAAAGGCGGGATCCTTGGAGTTCATCTGGGTGGCCCAAGGGCCGAGCTGTTTGAGAAATGTGGGGCAGTCAACCACTGGGGGCATCGAGACGTCCGGGAACGTCTGGGTCAGGTCCGTGGCGAACTGCATCTGCATCTCTGAAAAAGCCTGGGTGGTGGTCATCTTTAAAAAATAGGGGTATTGTTTTTAAGTCTCTAGAAAGGCTCCTTCATAACGGGCCCCGAATCTCCCTGACCCTGGCTCACGATGAAGTATACGAGAAGGGCGACGAGGAATGCAGGTTTGAAGTAATCTGAATTCTTCATTTTTCCTTCATTATTTAGCTTTGACTTTGCGAAGATATAGACGCCGACGATGGCGGCGGAAATAACAGCCGCGCTGAAAGGTTCGCGCAAGTACTGTTCCATCTCTGGTAGTGTACGAGATTGTTTTTAGGTGATTTAGACGCCGAGCTTCTGAATCTTGGTGGGCGCGTCCGCAAACAAGGACTCTCCCTCTTCTGCTGGGGGTGGCGCCCCCTCTGGAATGCTCGGTGGAGTCAGTGAGGCGTTGACGGTCACGGCCGTGTCCACACCCCCTGGAGTCTTACCAAACTCCATATTTCCTGTGTTCTGCGGGAGGCCATCAGCGGGGCCAGGAAACTCGTTTCCTTCCTCCTCCATGTCTGGGACGTCCTCGTCTCCCTCTTGGTCCTCATCGTCATGGTCCATGTTCAGGTCCTCTCCGGCTGCGGGCAGAGGCAGGTAGGTGTTGAGAATCTCGGCCGTAGGGATGAGAGACTCGATGACCTCCGCAATTTGAATGCAAAAACGGCGCTTGAGCTCCGTGTTACGCTCCTCCTCAGTCTTGTTGTCCACGATGATGCTCGGGGCGTCGTAGAGGTCCTTGGCGCAACGCATGTAGCACTCCTGAACAAAGAGGTCATTCGCCGGCAACTTGATGCAAATCTTCTTGGACTTTTTGTCGGTCCGGATCGCGCTCAGGATCTTGACGTGGATGACAAAGACGGCCGCCAGGAGGTTCGGGAAGAGGGGCTCGTTTTTGATGATCGCCTCGGTGTGCTTGTGCGAGATTGAGGAGTTCCATGTCTTGACGCCGCGAAGGAGCTCCTGGAAAACACGAGTCGTGCTCTTCCCCTGGGACTCCTTCTTGGCCTCGAGCCAAATTTCCCAGAATGATTCAATCATCACGGGAACCATGGCGTCGCATAGCTTTTTGGTAAATCGGCGTTCGGACTCGTTCAAGAGGTCCATTTAGTATCTGTCGAGAGGAAAACATGACCGGTCTTCCGCGCGACTCCCTCATAAAGGTTGGGACCTTTCTTCGTTCAATGGGCTGGGGCGTTTGCTTCGCTCTTGACCATAATGGCTCCGTGTACTGCAGGGACGGGTGCAGTTGGCGCGCGAGCGCAGCGGACTACGCAGGCTACCCCGAGTGGCCTTCGGCGCGTCAGGCTGTCCTCGAGTACTTTCAAGGTGATGCGCACCGAGAGCTCGACATGGTCCGTGACGAGTGTCCAGGAACCGCTGCGGGGCTGAAGGAGGCATGCGAGGAGCACATGGTCGATGCACTGCGTCAATACGGACGTCTGAGCGCCGAGAGAAAGATCCGTCTGCATAACGAAAAGATGACTGAGCTCGAGGGGTATATCGAGCACAACAAGATTGCGCTCAAGCGGAGCCTTGACGACTACAAGTTGGCAAAGGAGGCGTGGAAGAACTACCAGAAGAACCAGCCCAAGACCAAGGCGGCCAAAACGCGCGCTGACGAGCTTCGACAGATTATGGCTCCGTACCGCATCGAGCTCGAGATGGAGGAGGCCGCGGAGGAGTGCGATCGGCTCAAGACGGCGAAGACCCGCACAACGCGCATGCTCAATCGCGAAAAGAAGTTTAACGCCCTTTCTTAACGACCCGCAGACCCTTGGCCGTCTTTTGCAGATTCACGAGACTCGGAAGATGTGAGAGCGGGTCCATCTCCTCCTTTTCTAATTCTGTTTCTAAAATAGCCGTCTTGTACCATTTAACCTTGAGGCTTAGGGGACCGGCGACCGTCACGATGTACCCAAGCCTTGTCAGTTGACGCCCCATATACATGACGGTCTGTGTCAGGTCATACTTTGGGAAACCAACAAGGAATGGTGGTACAGTCACGATCGTATCCTTTTGACCGAGCTCAGAGGCTGCCCTAATTTTCCTACAAAATTGCTCAAGGAGAGCCTTGTAGTATTCCTTTTTCGAATCGGCCCTCTTTTTTTCAGAGGCTACAACCTGTTTGGCCGAAAGGCTCATCTAATGAAGGGTGGGAAGACTCTTCGTCCGTCTAGGCGCGCGTCATCAGGTTGGTCTCTGCCAGGATCATGTTCTGGCCGTACGCCTTGGTCAGGTTGTTCAGGTTGGGCTGGGGTGGCTGGTTCTTGTAACCGACGAGGGCCCCCTTGAATTGTGCATCCAAATTGCTCTTGATGGCAGTCCACGGCTGGTACTTGTCCGGTTGGTACCCGGTGGTCGGGTCGATCTGGGCAGAGTCACCGATCTTCACAATCTCGACCGAGCCGTCCTGCCCCACCTTGGCGTTGACGTTGTACTGGGTTCCATAGAAGTACTTGGTGTTGTAGAACATGAACCGCGAGTTGTACGACCCGTCAGGCTGGACGTTGACAAAGAGGGTCTCGAGGGGGGACATGTCCGGCATGGAGCTCTGAATCTTCACGATGATTGCCTGGACGATGACGGGGGGGACGGGAGCGGTCGGGTCCACATCGGACACTGCGTAGGTGGAAACCTTGGAAGAACCTCGGTCGTTCAGGACGAAGAAAAGGGCGAGGGCCGCGAGGACCAGGATGAGGGCGTCCTTCATTACTATTCAACTCTAAAAAAAACGGGCCGGAAGGTCCAGCCCCCGCGCCTCTTCCCACCAACCAAAAAGTTGAGAGATATAAATGGCCCTCTTGGTCTACTCTGACAAGTGCAAGCACTCCCAGGGGATCATGGCGTTCATCAAGTCGCAGCCGGCTCTCCTGGAGATTGTCCGGTTCCATAACGTCTCGACTAATGGCGTCCCGTCCTCAAAGATCACCCGAGTCCCGACGCTCGTCACAAACGAGGGAAAGATGTGCGTCGGTG